GGCATTTAAAGGCTCGGAACGGCTGCAAACGTGATCGAGCTACCTGTTGCCTCAATGGCAGACGATTCCAGCTTCACCTTGACAAGAAAGAAAACTAATAAAAAAGAGAAGGAAAAAAACGTCACAAGAGGTCAAAGGATGAATTTTGAAGAAGAAGATGTTTCAGTAGCTGGTGAAACCGACACTAAGAGCATTGCCACAGAATCGGAGTCATCAACACATTCATATGAAGACTACGAAAGAGCGTATAGAGAACTAACAAAAGATTCTAGCTCAGAACAAGTTAACTTAACTAATACTGCTATTGAACAGAAGAATCTTTCTCGATTTGATGAACGGAAGAATGTTTGTGATCCAACGTTAAATCTGTTGATCTCACAAATGAAAGCTGAAATTGATCAATTGAAAGTTAAAGTAAGTGATCAAAGCCTAGATAACGCTTACAACAAAATTCTTGCAAACGTAGAAATCTTGACCTCATCACAAAAGAAGGCTCTGCTAATGGCGCTAGCATCCTCAATGAAATAATCACACTAGAAGTTGATGCGTTAGACCGGAGAGGGTAAGCCCTTCAGGTTACAATAAAAAAACCC